ATGAGGGAAAGAAAGGAACTTGATCGCATTCTGCATTATCATGATCTTTTCTTCCGGGATTTAACCTCCAATAGATTCTAGAAACAGGTTTTAGACAAGATACAACTTTGTCAATCTGTTCCTCAATAGTTTCAGTTGTTCCAAAATTAATACTTCCAAGACAGGTAGCAACATCAAATAGTCTATCAGGCATGTACTCTTCAATGGTGCATTTAAAATCAGCTTGATCAAATGCAGGGTCTATACCAATTATGTTTTTACGCAACTCTTTGAAAGGATTAGCTCCACAACCTACATCAAGTTGCCATTCGTCCTCTGTGATAAGTTTTGTTATTTCAACAGGATTTGTTATTCCTCTATTGTTTCCCGGAACCCAATGATTGGAAAAATATTCGTTTAATAGTTTTTGATTATGTGTCATATGCCGTGATCTGTTAAATTTAGTGTTTGGTATGCCCAATTTCGTTCCATACATTGGAAACATTTATTACATCGATTTTCTGGTTGTTCAGTACAAGAAAAAGTAATATTAGCAAGCTCTAAGATGTCGAGGTGTTGATATAGTTCTAAAATATGAGTTTTATACAAACTTATAAACGGTAATCCGATATGATCCGGAACACTTATATTAGGATTTCTTCTTTCGGGGCCAGGAATCTGAAATTCAATTGGCGGATTTTGATTAACGCCCGAATATAGCTTATCGACTAGTTTCTGTTTAATAATTTCTCGACTTGGACTCATAACTAGTTCTTTATGTGGTGCTGATCCGTCTCCTATAATATTAAAAGTAATGCTAGTATTTGTACGATCAGTAATCCAAGATACGATTCTTTTAGCATGAACATCGGCCTGTGTAATATTATTAGGAACTGTAAATGAAATTAATTCCTGATCATGTCTCTTTTCTTTTGCCAATATGTATAATAATAAACTACTATCAAACCCTCCACTAAACATTATTCCTATTCTTTTTATATAATCGGGTATTTCTACATTAATAGTAGTTCCGTCGTAACATATATATTTCATGATTTTATTTAACATCCTAAGTTAATAGGTTTATTAATTTCAGTATAGGCCCATATTCTTTCTCGACAGTTAAAACATTCTCCGCATGGAATATTGAGATTTAAACCACAAGAATGAGTAAATGGTAAAATATCTGATATACCTAAATTAAAGAATTCTTGTATGATTATATCTTTTTCTATATGTGCAAACGGAAATTTTATTTTTTTACCTTCAATGATCTTGACCAAATGCTTAGGTCTTATACTACTGTCATTGGGATACTTATTAAATCCGCAGACAACAATTTTATGTCTTAATCCTATGATTTTAGAAGCTACTGATATTTCTTGATGTTGAACTACAGAGGGCATGAGTAATTTATTCAGTGGAACTGATAGGTTAGTTTTATTAAAAACCATATTAACTACTGTATGTGCTTTGTCGATTGGTCTGTTATATCGATCTAATATGTACAAGGTAAGACGTTTATTCGGATAGCGTCTTAAGATTTCTGTAGAGATTAAATAAAGTAATAATGTACTTTCAACACCGCCTGAGAATAACAATGCAATATCATCTGGATAATTTTCTAAATCTATCATGCAAGCATTAATAATAAGTTACTTAGGGGGTATGTTCGGAGAGTTTACTGCTTCAATAATAGAAGAAGGCAGTGATAAATTTATTTCTAGTAAGTCAGTTGAAACTACAAAAGAAAATAGATTCCTATATCCAAATTATTTAGCGCCTATCAATTTTGACTGTAAAACATTTCCAAGACACCGAGAATGGTCCATCAATGATCAACAGATTAATCAATTACAAACTTGCTATGGAGATAAATGGATATGCTTACCTACACACTGGTATTCTAATCAAATTCAACAAAGTAATCTGCCATGCCAGGGAATTGCAATGTTCTCTTCTAACTTATCGATAATAAAATTAGCATATTCTTTATTTTGGATTAAGTCACATGTCTTTGCAAATAGTCCATGGCCTTCTAGAAAAGAAGAATTGCAACTAATGATAGACACGGGTCACAAATATGCAAGAGAGTTATCAGAGCTAAACTCGGAAGGTAATTATCAAAATTGGAAATTTTTAGCGTACAGACATAATCTGTTGAACAATGGCAAACTAGATTTACATCACTATATAAATCAACATTTTAATTTTTATAAAAAGAATAATTTTTTAGTGTGTGCAGCATCTTCTGATTGGTTTAAATTTGATATAGGTAATGCAATTCACGGAAATCAAAAAAATTTATCATTGCTTGAAGAACAGTTAGGTATAACACTTAACAAAGAACGGATAGCCGAATACTCCGCTAAAAATTTAGAAATTATCAAAGACAAATTAGGATTTGCAATAACTGATTTATCGTCTCCTAAATGGCTAGATGCATTATATGATCATTGCAGATCAGCAATGCAGGATTAAATTTTTTTTATGTTAATTCCACTTTTTTCAAGAAACTCTACTCCCGCCACGTCCCTATAACTATTGCGATAGTATACGCTAGATATGCCACTTTGGTATATAAGTTTGGCACAATCCAAACAAGGAGCGTGAGTAATAAAAATATCAGCATCACGGCCGCTTTGGCTCGACTTGGCCAGCTTCGCAATCGCATTGGATTCAGCATGTAATACCTCTGGTTTAGTTTTTAATCCGTAACGAACATTTCGTTGAGCACCTTCGTGCCATCCTTCGTGCGGGTACTTAGCATCGAACTCCTCTGGGTCAAGCCAACCACCTGCACCCGAATCCCAAACTTTATCTTCACAGTCATTATCCCAGCCCGCAGGCATTCCGTTGTAGCCGTAGCTAATAACTGAACCATCTTTAACAATAACCGCACCTACCTGAAGTCTAATGGCGTGGCTAAGTTCAGCAGCTCTTAAAGCCCAATCCATATACATGTCTATGTATTTTTCTTTCATTGATAATCTCTGCCGTCTCTAGAGTGGTACTTTTTATCGGGATCATAGTGGGCAAATTGATCATAATTTGGTTCGTTTGGTAACACTCTTTTACCTACGAACCACTCGCCTATGTGATTAATTAGTTTTCTTCCATAATAATTTCTAATATTCGCAGACACCATGCCGTACTGTTCGTGTAGTACTTTACCTACAAGCCCTTCATTTAAATTAAAATCGTAGAATTTTCTATAGTCCACCTTAACCCTATCTAATGAATATAAACTTGCCATGGGACTAAAAATCAAGCTATTTTTTGTATAACGAAAATTCTTATAGATATGATCTGATCTGTCAGCAATCGGATCCGTTTCGTGACCGTACCATGCTTGTCTTGCTAACTGAACCTGTCCCAATTCTTGATCTTTTTGCAATAGCTCTATAAGGTCGGTGACTAGTACAGGTTCTAGTATTTCTACGTCATCTTCTTGGTGCCATATGTAGTCATAATCTCTTTCTTTCATTAGGTCCCAGAATTGACTCCATGTTACACTCAACCCTAGATTTTCTGGATGCAAAATAATTTCATTATAGCCGTACAACTTAACCAGCTCTGTGATCATCAAATCGTTTCGAGTTTTAGGATAATCATCGATGAAAATTTTATGTACTTCGCATCCGTAATAATTTATATTACGCTGTGCTCTTAGTGTACGAGTCAAGTACTCTAGTCTGTTAGTTGAAAATATTACCTGACAAATTTTATAGGTCATTAGATTCTCTCAGTATTAAAGAAGAAAGTTTGGAAAAGTCTGCCAGTTTCGTTGCTGTTACCAAAATAATCTAAACTTGCGTGATATAGATCACCTCGATAAATTATTAGCCTGTTGTATTTGTTTCCTACTCTATCAAATTGATCCCATTTAGTATAATCATAACCTTCGTGGTCTTTGTTAGATCTTCTAAATTCTCCAGTTTCTTTGTGACGATAAAATGCAGTTCCACCTGTATGTGGAGCATCTGGAGTTAGGTAACAAACACCTGCCCACATATTATGATGGTCGGCATGTATCCATGTTCTGTCTTGAGCTGTGGCTAATTGAAAGGCTCCGGTGTAACCTTGATCTTCAAACCAGTGAGTAACCGGCCCTGCAAATGCCATCCAGTATTCGATACAGGATTTAACATCGTCCGGTAGATAAGGTTTAGTTCTTGATCCGGGATAATTTCCTTTTACCGAGAAGTCTTGAGACAATGCATAATTTCTAACAATGTCTGGGTTCTCATAAAAGTTATCGATAACTAATAATTCTAAATTCATTTAATACCTCATGTATGTTCCACTAACTCCTTCCCAGCCATATATTTTCCAGTCAGTTTCTACTATGTCTTTTTCGTAAGGTCTAGTAAAGAAATATAACAAGGTTTCAAGATCATATGCTATACCATTGGGGTTATTCGTAAATTCTGCAATCACTCTATAGATGTCTAGCATTTTTTCATGATACTCAGAAGTCCATCCATAAAGCACTGAGCAATATTGTCTAAGCGTGTTATCTTGCTGGGTACTTCGTCTATCTACCATTTCATAGGGCCAAGTATCCTGCCACTCAAATTTTAACGGATGTTTAAAAAACAATTTCCCTGTATTTTCATTTGTACAATGAGTTAGGTTAAACGACCGATCAAAGAAATATCTTCCACTTAATTTAAAAAAGAAGTCATATTCTTTGAGCAAATCTTTATATCTATTAAAGAATGCAAGTTGTAATATTGTTTCACAGTGACTCTTGTGAGAGTGTGTTCTAATAATATCAAATAAGTCGGGAAATTCTTCTGCTACATTAATAAAAACAAGATTTGGTTGGTAGGCAAGTACTGCTTTGTAGTGTGCAGAATTTTTAGATGAGTCAACTAAAAATATAGTTGTTTCGTCGTCTATTATTCTATCTAAAGATGATAGAGTAAAAATAGTTTGTCTTAATCGTTCTTCATTACTGAAGATAGATCTTACATTACTGTAGGTAAGTGGATAGGTATTATCAACATCAATGACGCTAGTAACCAGTATTGCTTTCTTCATGATCTATAAAAGTTGCCTGTTAATAATTTTTTAAAATATTCATCGAGTTGTTTATGTACAACTTCTTCAGAGTAGTGTTTCATTGCCCAGTCTCGGCAAACTTTGGGGTCTATCTTGTCAATGTTATTCAATGCGTCGACAAATTCTTTAAACTCTCTACAACGGAATCCAGTTACACCTTGTACAACTGTTTCTGTAAAGCCCCCCCAGTCTGTGGTAATAGCTGGGGTGCCGGAGAAGTAGCCTTCAGCAACCATATTGCCAAAAGGTTCAACGTAGTAAGTCGGTCCTATGATCGCCTTTGCATCTCGCATTAATACTTTACGCTGTTCTGCATTTGCCACACCAAACACTTCTACATGACTAGGAATTTCAGAATAACCCATGTCTGCTAGATCTCCGGGACCTGCTACAATCAATTTATGTCCTGTTTCTTTTGTAGCTTGTATAGCAATATTAAGACCTTTGTTTTCAATAACTCTACCAAAGTAAAGAATATAATCTTTCTTTGCCTTAGAGAATTCAAACTCGTCTGGTGAAAATGCATTTGGTATAACAGCGTCATACCAGCTAGGAGCCATTAACATCTTTCTCTCACCGTAGAACATGTGCATTTGGGCATAGCTGACAAATACTCTATAAGGTGCGAACACTGCCTTAGTGTCGTAGCCTATGCTAGGTTCGATGATAATAAGATCGTTATTGGCTTCGGCGGCAACTTGATTTTCCCAACCATGAAAGCAAACTATAATATCTCCGGGAGATTTTCGGGATTTAATTTCACCGGCTGCTCTTATATTGTATTTGTCTATACAAGAATTTCTGTGTGGGTATATCTCATCTAAACAAATTACAGTTTCACAATCTACTTTACAGCCCACTATACCGTAATGGATACAGTCCCATCCTAGAGGCATCATGTTGTTGATAAATTTTATTACCGCTATAGAAAAGGGATCGGTCCTGTTATTAATATGAACAGGACCGGTTGGATTGCTTAATATATGAATTGTAGGCATAGAGTTAATTAGATGCTTTTGATTTTTGTAGCCGCAATTTATTAAGTTGATCTTCTAACATTTTAATATAATGTACAGAAAATCTTCTTCTTAGTTCTACGGGAAAATCTTTTGATGCAAGTCTGTACTTTTGAATCTCTTCTTCTTTGAGAAAAATAAGTTTATCGATATCATTCATTGTGTACTATTTAATCGATCAATCTCATCGGCTGCTTCTTCTAACAAATCTGCAATACGGTCTGGCGTGCCTTCCTGTACTGATTTACGGTCTTTGATCTGTCTGCGAATCTCTGCTCGCTTGCGTAGGCGGAATATAAGACTCTGTTCACTTACTGGTAAATGACTTTCGTCTTTCATTTTATATCAAGCCCCTGTGTTTCTGGACTATAGTCCAATGTGCCGCCGTCTTTGTCATTAGGGTAGAAGTAAGCATCCTCATCTACTATTGTAACTTCTAAATCACCATGACGCAGGTCATAGTCCGTGAATCCACCTTTGTCGTGATATACACGGAATACATATCCGTTCAGTGTGTCCAGAATAAATCCTCGTGTGCCCACAGCGTTTTTGATTTTCATTTTTCTACCACCTTATATCCTGAGTAGGGATAGTGTTCTTGCAACCATTCCAACATGCCTGGTTCATTGGGCAGTCGGATTGAATCGTATTTGTTTGTGATATACATTATGCTTTCTCTGAAAAAGGGCCGTGACAGCCCTTGTTCTTCTTTTTGTCTAATTACTTAGGCATCATCAATGCATTGAAGTTGCTTGGAACAACAATGGTCTGTACTTGTCCATTCTTGATACCTTCTGAGATATTCAACATGGCTTGTGCCTGCATGAATGCAATACTAGCACCTGAGTTATTTGCAAGTGCTGCCATACGACGGCTTTCAGCTTCGGCAGTCTTAACTTCAACTTCCTTCTGCTTGAGTTCGTTCTTACTACGAACCAATGCGTTAGCCGACTCAACAACAGTATCACTTGGCAGTACATTACGAATCATAACCTGACTGATCATAATGGAACCGTCCAACTTTTCTTCAGAAAGGTTGCGAACAATTTCTTCCTTAATGTAGTTTTCCATGTCAGTGCGGTTGTCTGCCATATCCAATGCTTCGTACTTTCGTGCGGCTTTGTAGATAGCATTACGAGCATTCTGAACCACATAGTTGTACATCACATAAGTGTCACCTTTGAATTCAGCGTGGAACGATTTGTTCTTGGTTGAATAAAGTTCGGCAACATTCTGTGAATTGATGTTGTAAACAACTACAGCATCGAAGTCTTTCATGGTTGAGTTGTCCTTGGCCACCGGAGTCATATTCTCCAAGACCACGTTAACATCCTTGACCGGGAATGTAAGCACATCACCGATGAATGTCTGATTGAACGAACCAGGCAACAACTCACCTGGTTGTACCTGTTTATCAAAACCAACTCGCACACCGACCTCACCAGTCTCAATACGAGTACAAGCACTAGTTAGAGCAACTGCGGTCAAAACCAAACCAACTTTAATAAAACGCATCATTTAGATAACTCCAGTGGAAAAAAGATAAAAACAAACAACAAAACCCAAAGCAAAATACAAGGGCCTTAGCCAACGATCATTGATCATACAATACCTTAAAAAAGAATTACAAGCACTGTCATCAACATTACTGCTGCCAGTGATACAAGTATACTATAGCCTATGCTTTTTGTCAAGGCCAATTGTTCCTTGCCTTCCATATTTCTCATAGCACGAATGCCAAAATGTATCAGAACAGCAAGGATAGCAAATGCAAACCAAAGTTTAATCATTTTGATTATCCTTTAGTTGGGAAAGGCCAATCACTGCCTTGTGCCCTAAACACAGTTCCAGGAGGTGGTGTCACCTTACCATCAGTATTGCGAGTCCAACCAGTTGGTTGCACATAACGATACCGTGCTGGATCACCGTTTTCGCGATCTTCCACACCGGCCTCGTATCCAACGTCATATGCATTGTGTTCTCTGGAACCATAGTTGTATGAATTGCTATAGTCTGCACCAGAGAAGCCGTCACTATAACCACGCTTATGGATACTTGAACCGACTCGGACTTCTGGCGCAGGCTTAGCCGCACGTACAGTTTCAGTACTGTTGGCATTGCTCTGTACAGGCTTGTCAAAAGCATCCCTTGCTTCACCGCCCATTTCACCAATAACTTCATATCGGCAAGCACGACCCTTGGCACCATTGTAGTCACTTGGGATTGAAACAACATCAGCTGGATCAATCTTAACAATTACCACACGGCTGTCATTACCACCAAAGTGGTCCAAGTAACTCAAACCGCAGAAGTGGAGACCAGTACTGCAAGTTTGATCCTTGTTGTCGTCAACAGCGTTGCGTTCCATTTCGACAACAGTACCCGGGCTATTGTCCATAGTACCACTGTGAATGTCTTTGAAGTCTCGGCGTACTTTCTTGTAGGCAAGGAAGTAACCATCGGGAGTGATGGGCAAACTGTTCTTTTCCAAGAAGCCATAGAGTTCATCTACTGAACGCTTTGAAGGGTTCTTCATCAAGTTGTGCATGAACAGAACCATTGGCTCAATAGTAAAGCCATCCTGCAACATGGTAATCATACGGCTTGCCAATACACCTGCAAAAGGTTGTCCTTTCCAGAACAGTTGTTCGCCTTTGACAGAGATGTTGCCAGCACCGTAGTTCAGCACAACCTTGACTGGGTCAATAATGTTTTTAACAGTGTCCCAGTCTTGTGCTTTAATAGCATCAACTACCTTTTGGTAAGTGACGTGGGTCTTAGAAATCGTATGTGGTTTGCCGTCAATAACGACAGTAACATTCGAACCTTGAAGAATAAACGGATAACTCATTTTAAATACCTTTCTTTGCATCAATTAAATTTACATACTCGGCAATATCGCTTGCCTCTACGCGGTAAGTACTCAAACTAGTCAACAACGGATAACGGCTGTTAACTGTGTTGAGTTCTGTTTGATACTTGGTCACAAGTGCTTCTGGGCTAAGGTTAGCTGTAGGAGCAAACTTGCGGAACAGTCTATCAATATTGTAGCGGTTTCCTGTGAACTTGTCAACCTTTACAAACACTGAAACCAGTTTAGCGTAAGGACTGTTGGCATCAATTTCAGCCAAAATATCTTTATTGTGGATGCCGTTGATAACATCGGCCCCCTCTAATGCACTCTTAACCAAACTCATCAACAGTTTGGAATTGTCCTTAGCAGCCAACTGATCAACAATGTGTTCTTCAAAGTTCTTCCAGTTTGGCTTCTTCTTGATATCTTCAATGTCGCTCTTACGTACACCGTAGATCTCACCGTTGAACAAATTGTGCAAGCTCTTGACATCTTCATGCATGTCCTTACCGCTAGTATAGCCTTTGGCACTTAGCATTGTGAAGCCGCTCAATGGTACATAGTAGTAGGTTTCTGTAGTGACAAACTTGCTAGTATCGCCTGCGGCACGCCAGACCATATCTTGCTCATCACGACGATAGCCACCGCCACCACGACGTTCCAACTTGAGAATTGAAACGTTCTTACCCATGTTCTCACGTTCACGTTGCTTCAAGGTACTTGCGACAAAGCGACGAGCAAGCGGAGGTTCTTGGATAGCGGCAAAGAAAGACTTGGTATCCATGTCCTTAGTCTTGTCTGCCTTTTCCAAAATCCAGATAGCACGGCTGTAAACATCGCAACCAGTTTCACGATAGTGATAACGAGCACGTTCGCCGGCACCGGTCTTTAAATCATTGATGATGAAGTGACTGGCGTCATCAACCTGCACATGCCATTCTTGCCAAGTGATGTAATGTCCGGCAGCATTTTTTGCATGTCCGGGAGCGTACTCTGTAGTGCTCTTACCAGTGGTCACAGCCTTGTTATGACGAGTCTGATGCAACTGTCGAATCTGGATGTTATAGTTAGCAGCCAGGTCCTCTACTTTAAACTCAAACCGCTTCAAACGGTTGTACTGTTTGTCGTCATAAGTAGGCAAAGCAGTGTCTTGAGCATACTTGCTCACAGCCGCGGTCCACAGTCGATGCTCTTTCTTCTTGAACAAGAACACAGCACGATCCCACAGGTTCTCAATAGCATCTGCTTCCTTGGCAATGACCACAGTCAACGCCGCATTGACTGCTTCCAATTTACGTTTGATAGCCGCAACAGTTGATGGGATGTAACTGAGGCCTTCGCGGCTGGCTTGGAAGTCCAGTTCGCCAATACCAAAGTGCATTTCCAAACCGCAGATCAACAACTGCTTCAACTCAGGCGGAATAGATCCGTCAGCGTTAGGCACCTCGATAGGATAAGCAATATTGCCCATAATGGCTGCACTGTTACTGCGATCCTTGAAACTATGCACACCGGGAACAATGTCGCGGCTTTCGTACTCAGCATCAACAAACTGGAAATCGGAACTGCCAGAAACAACCGGACGGAGAGCAAAGTGTTTGTAGACAACTCGAGCTTCTTGTCGGAACTTGTCAAAGTCGTAACGATCGTTGACGGAAAACTTAACTTCAACACCAGCAGGCTCGTCTGTAGCTTCCTGCATCATCAAGGCAATGCTGGGCACGCCTTCCCCGTTGATAAAAGCTGAGTAGATACCCTTAACGCCGTTTTGGATAGCAGTCACAGTGAAGTTGTCAGTGTAGCTGAACGGACTCTTTGAACCCAACCCCAGCGCACCAATAAACTCGTTGGAGTTTGTTTTAGTACTTTCAAAGTAAGTGGTGTAGATTTGGGTAACTTGCTGATGACTCAAGCCAGTGCCGTAGTCACGGATGGCAAAGTGCGGCTCCAATGTGTTGGGCAAATGCACATCAAACGGAGTGTCTTTCTTACCTGCGGCTGCATGGCTGTCCACAGCATTGCAACTCAATTCGCGGATGATAGCACGGATCTTGTTAGCATACAAGCCCGAACTCAAAATGCTGAACGCTTTGGCAGAATTGCGAATACGGAACTCGCCAATTTCTGCTACGTTAGAAACAATAGCTTCGTTAACTGGAGCATTGTTGAGAATCATGTAAAACCTTTCAGTAGTGTGTTTGTCTGTATGTATATATTATACAAGAAAAAACCAACCCTGTCAAGAGTTGGTTTGTCCAAATTATCTACCCACTGCAATCAATCGAATTCGTAATGCGTTCAAACTTGACTGGATGGTCATAAGTTCTGCCAACGCCTTAGTGTAGTGACCGTTAGGATGTTTATCATGTCCCAGTTTACGATCTACGCCTAGAGCCATTTTTACACTGGCAATGGCTGTGTCAACTGCTTCAATTCTTGCTTCGAGTTTTTCTAAATCTGTCATTTTCTTTTTCCAATCTTGTCTACAACATCGGCCTTGCTCTGTAGCAGTTGGGCACGGAAGCGACGATAAACTCGCAGTGAAGCGACACTCATAGGATCTTCCTTGCCCTCCAACTCTGCTATCTTAGCATCCAGTTCGGCTTCGTGGGCACGATGACGTTCGACATCTGCCTTGAGCCCTTTCGCATCACCCCAGAAGAATTTCATATCATCCCCACTTTAAAATAAAGAACACAGCGTCCTTTTCGTTTTTAAATCTATACTCAAAGGGTCCAGTACTCCAGCGAGGATTATTATATCCTTCGTTTCTGTGTCCGAAATACTTTGAGCACCATGCCATCATCTCATCCTTTTCTTCCCACCAATCACCGCCTGAATAATACACAGTGTATTTCTGGGGAGCAAGTTCTTCTCGAACCCGCAGTTCTAAACTACGGGGCCGTTTAGTAAACCAGTTCATAGGAGTATGCGGATAAAAACTATTAACGTCTAAATCAATCATACACCTACGAACCGGCTGGCTTCGGCGTGCAACCCTGCGTCACCCTTGGTCATCACAGCCAACAACAATCTCTTTTCCTCCAAGTAGGTCTTGGCGAAAGCAGGATCGTGAGCCATGATGCTACGGCTGTTGCTGATCAAATCTGCCAACTTGATGGTCTGTGCTTCGGCGGGCGCTCTTGCAGTATGCTCACGGTCTATTGCCTTGCGGTGGGCACGATTGCCATCATGCGGTTGGCTAACATCAGTCAACCATCCAACCAAGGTAGCAACATCGATACCAAAGGCCATGTGGATGTCAGTGTATGTGCAACCAGTGTCTTCCACAACATCATGCAACCAAGCAGCCGCAACCATATCAGGAGTGCTACCCGGAACGCCTGCTACGATCTTGGCAACTTCAGCCGGGTGGACAATGTAGGGTTCGTTAGTGTACTTACGCCTCTGTCCAACTGCGGCGTGAGCAGCCATGGCATAGACTTGCGCCTTACGGACTACATCAAATCCGCTGAGATCCATTGTAAAATCTTCCATGCTGCTCTCCTTGTTAATAAGTATATATTATAGCATGGATTTACCATGCTGTCAACCGGAAGTTTTAACCACTTCCAGGATGGTAATTTCTACTACTAAATGCTTACGCAGTAGCATGAACTTTTTGAACTTGGCTTCTATGTCCGCCTGAATGTACTCGTCATGGTAAGGCATAGTAGCAACGTCCTCATAGGGTTCATCGTTTTCGTTTAACGCTATGAAACTGAGCTTCACTGTGCCCTGTTCGGGCTCTTTGAACATTTTAACAAATTTGTTGAACATGCAAATATTTAGTGATGCCCTTTAATTTCGTTATCTTTAATCATACGAACTGCCCGATCCATGGAGATTACAATTTCCCCAGTTGAGTCCATACCCACATCCATGCAACGATATTTTTCCATGCCTGTAGTGCCACCGTGCAAGTGACCGTGAAAGTGCAGAGAACCACGATGCATCTGATCCCATTCATAGATAGGATAGTGAAACATCACGCACTTGTGGCCATCATAGGTGATATCCAAATACTTATGTACTTCAACAAATGCATCGCGGAATGTTACATCCATTAGGGTCTTGCGGTCATGGTTGCCTTCTACAAGGATCTTATCTCCGTTCAACCGATTCATCATTCGTCCAGCATCACTTCCTGACATAAACGCTACATCGCCTAAGATGTAGACTAAATCACCCGGCTCTACTTTGTCGTTCCATTCTTCCGCCATTGCGTTATTCATATAAGCAACATCGTCACGAAATCGTGCCCGTGTTTGCGGACAGAACTTCATAATGTTCTTGTGCCCGAAATGGAGATCCGAAGTAATCCAAGTTTTCATATTATTTCCTATTATACAGCCAGTGACCTATACCGTCAACTGGCATACCAAATTTCTTTAAACCCTTCTTCCTCAGTGGGCTCTTCCCAACTGGCAATCATGCTGGCAATAACATGATCCGGAATCTCTTTGCCAGGGCGGCTCATCAATCGGCGCATAAGTTCTTTGTGTTCAGGTGTCTTAAACACTATTGCAATATGCTCATAGTCAGGTAACATGTTAAACTTGCGAGTACGACTTGCAAGAGTAGTACTAGTTTGATCCCAGATAATATCTCGATTCATTTCACGAGCCGCAACAACTTCCTTGGCCATAAGGTCTACAGCAGTGGGCATAAAGTCTACAAACACTTCGCTGTAGGTGCGTCCTACTTCCTTTGCGTAGATTTCAACCCACTTGTCTGTGCTAATACAAGAGCAGGTCAACGCCCAGTCTTGTTCAGCCACCCAAGTACTTTTACCTGAACCAGGCACTCCAATCAATTGATAACATTTTGCCATTTAATCTACACTCCTAAAAGTTCGCCAATCGTCTATGTTTGGCTTTTCATCTTCATCATATGTCCAACCCAAAGCCTTCATCATGCGATGCTTGACCAATAGGTTGGGGCTACGGAATCTACCTGTGTCTTCAAAGCCCATCATAACACCAACTTCGCAAACTGCACCACTGCGGCAAATACCCGCATAGCAGTGAACAACTACATTCATACGGTTGTCCTTTGCGTGTTGCAACAGTCGAACAAGCTCGTTAGCCTGCTCTTGACTACATTTCATTGCTTCTTCCAACACTTCGTCCTTGGCCTCTACGTCCAAAAACTCAAAGTTGTGTTGCTCTTTAAACTTGTGAGCAGGCACAGGGCGCCAGCTGGCCGGATCAACAATGCTGATCAGCATACTGTTCTCACCTGCCTCATGATGAAACCTTGTGGGTATATCAGCGGCCGCTACGTTTTCAATCCATGGCATTTTATTCTCCTGCGCATTATATAATTAGAGCATCACTTTACCATTTTGTCAAGCCAGTAAATAATGTTATGTCCACCCAAAAAACTCGCCTAGAAAAAAAAGCTGACGATATATTTGAGTTGCTGGATCATTATGTTTATCCCACAACGGGCGAAACACTGGCAGCTCAAAAGGGTTTGATGGTAGGCTGGTTAGCTAGACTGGCAACTACTGACTGGACAGTTGCAGAAGAATTAGAAAGACGATTACATCTTGCTCGGAAACAAAAAGGTAAAATTTGAATTTTATACCCTCTAATTTTAGAAATAAATATAATTATGAGATGTTTCTATAAATTAAAAATTAATAATCTAGAATCTATACAGGCACACGCATTATCTAAAATATCTGAAGAAGATCTTAATTTGATGCCAACTAGATTATTTTATCCAGAATATAATTTTTTAGATGATCAAGATCTCTTATGTGCGTTAAATCAATACGGGTTGACAAATTATATACATAATGTTGCTCTTTTTGTTCTCAATTCAGGAGGCATAAGCCCTATTCATGTCGACGGGGATAATGACTATAATTGGAGTTTAAATATACCTTTAAAAAATTGCAGATATACTCGAACTAATTTTTATCAATCTAATGAGGTTCCTGTTAAGAAAAAAAGTCCAAACAGTGATATAGAATACAGTATCTTTGATCCAAACTCTTGCACACTACTAGATTCTCTTCGATTATCTGATCCATTTTTAATGAATGTGTCAGTTCCTCACAGCATATCTAATCTTACTTTTACAACAAGAGTTTCTATATGTATAAGAATAAAATCTACATTTGACATAGAAGCCGCTCTGTCAGAATGGGATTTAAAATAACGAATTTCTACATAATAAATTTTTCAAATCTA